CTTGCTACTCCGTATCATAATCTTGCTAAATTTAGATACTGTATTACCTGCTAATGCCTTTGCTAGGTCACTTAGTTCTTGGGTAGGTTTGACTTCAAATGCTGATTGCTTAACACCAAGAATATTTTTAAATACTTCATACCCTACATCTTCTGCATCACGTATTACTGATACTAGGTTAGGTGGAGTATCTTTAAAGTTGTATGTCCCCGGAACTCTAAGTACACGAGCCGCTTCAAATACACTAGCATCTACATAAAGCTTGTGAAGTACACACAATTCATTTAGTCTTGCCGCTACTGGTTCCCATTCTGCTCTAGTAACAACATCAGCTAGGGGCCAATAAGCATGAATACCTCTACCTGAATTAACAAGTAATGGTAATGGCAAACCAATCAACCTACAAAACTTATCTAGTTCAGCAGTTGCGGTTTCTTGGTCTATATATCCATCGGGTCTATTTGTCTTTTCATTAACTTCGGCTTTAATAGTGCCACAATCTAAGTCAATCCAAAATGCTTTTAAACTTTGTACGTTTTCTTTCTTACGACTATCAGCAGTAGCATACTTAGCGCAACCAAAATAGGCATCACGCCCTTCCGCTACAAATTCTTCTGCTAATATATTTAATTCCTGTCTAGTGGCGACTAGCTTCTGAATAGGGTTTTTGCCTTTCAAACCAAGAACTGCAAAGTAACCATTCGGCGCAAGTATTCTAGCTAGTAGGTCTATGTTATTCATATGAATCTCAATATGTTTAGGGGTAAAAAAGGGGGTGGTTAGCCCCCATACCTTTCGGTTTTACCTGATTACTTACGTTCGTTTAGTTTGCTGATTAGTTCTACAATTGAAGCCTTATAGTTTGGGCGAGGGTCATATAACCCCATAAACCAATTATAAACAGTCTGCCTACTAACACCTGCATCTTGAGCAATAACGCTAACAGGGATATCTAGCGCAATGCAAACTCTACCTAGCGTAACCCCTAAACGATTATCATCGGCACGTTTGTTAATTTCGATTAACCTTGCGCTATATCCGTAGCTCATTATTCTTCTTCGCTCCATGCACCGATTACATCAGCTAAGTTTTGTTTAGCAGAAGGTGGGGCTACTGGCTTAGACGATTGACGCTTTGTTGGTTCATCAATAACTTCCTCAACATCAATAACTTTAGCCTTTGGTGCAGGTGCAAAATCATCTTCTAATTGTTGCTTAGCTACTGCGGCAGGTAAACGGCGAACACCATCTTGAGCCGCAACTGTTAAACGTACAGCATTCTTAGACTCAATAGAATTACCTGCACGAATAGCGACTTCTTCTTCCTCATCAGTTAAATGACGAGTTGGAGTAAATAATAACTTTGTTTGGTCTGCATCTTCATCAATAGAGATTGAAGTTACTACGCGGTCAATACTTTCGTTGTTAGCAATCAAGTAGTTTGAATAGCTTTCAAACGGATGCGTATTACCCTCGCCTTTACCAAAAAGACTAGTAGATGCAATGTTCATTTGATAAACTTCGCCTTCCATATCGTTCTCTAGCACAACTGCAATACGGCGTTGATATGCACAAGCACGGCGAGTACCACCTCCTGAACCTGCAATATTTTGAGTGCAAGAATTACAATTTGATGCTTGAGCATTTAAAGCACTAGGGTCAGGAACATCACCCAAGTTAGACCAACAATCAGGAAGTGTTGCCTGAGCATTAGGGTCATAAGCCGTTGCATAAAACTGACGAGATACTTTAGGCAATGCATTAACGATAACTACATTAATTTCGCCTTTTGTCTTGCCTACTTCTTCTCCATTAACCATTCTTACGAATGATGTTTTCTTAACTGCAATACGGCGACTAGTGGCACTGCTACTTCTAGCAAGAGATTTTGTTAATTCACTTACGCCCTCTGAACGGAGAGTTACGGGAATGTCACGGGTAAAAATAGATACGTTACTCATTATTTGCTCCTTCTAACTACGATTGAATATTTGCTGTCTGTCATTAGTCCAGCAGGTAATAGGTCAGGGTTTTCTTCTAGAAATTGCCGCATATTGGTCTGATGTAAGCGTTTTTCTAGTAGGGGGAATGCATCGTTCTCTTCAACAAATTTATACATTGACTCCCAATCACTAGTCCAATAGCGCGTGTCTATTTTTCTAATGATAGTTCCTGCCTTAGTTTTAATGCTATCCGCGTTTTGCAGATGACATATAGATAGCATTTTGTCTGCTACTACATCCAACTGTTCTTTTAATGCGGAGTCTTGCCCTTCATACTGCTCCTTTAATTCAGCACGAGAATCTCTAATCTTAATATATATCTCAGCTAACTTATCGGAGGATATTTCTTCTGCTCTCATTACATCTGCATCTAGTTCCATACTAGCTCCTTATCTGTTACTACAAGGTTAGTATATCACTTACTTAGACTCTGTCAAACTATATCTTCTAATTCTTGTCGATATAAGTCAATTATTTTTGTGTGGCTTGTGATGTTGTTTTGAAGCATTGAATATAACTTAGCTTCTACATCACTACCTTTGATATGCACGATAGTCATAGGGTTCTTCTGACCGGGTCGGTTAATACGAGCATTAGCTTGTAAGTATGTTTCCACACTTGTTACTGGTGCATACCATATTATAACATTAGCCGCAGTTAAAGTTAATCCATGCGATGCGGCTTGTGGTTGGATAATAAGTACACGAGGTTCTTCCTCTATTTGAAACTTGCTAATAATCTCATGCCGTTTATTAACTGATACTGCCCCATTGATAATCGCACAAGATATGCCGTTCTTTGTTAGGTATGCATTTAGCAACTCGATAGTATGTGTGAATGGCACAAACACTAGCACTTTATGGCTTGCTTCCTCAATAACTTCAAGGATTACTTTAAGGCGGTTGCTAACATCAAACTCTATGACTTCTTTAGTATCCGTATAGACTGCACCTCCTGATATCTGCAATAGCTTATTGATACTAGTAGCCGCATTTACAGCCGTGACTTGCTCACCATCAGCTGACATCATCATCTGCTTCTTAAGTAGGCGGTAGTATTTTACTTGCTGGGGTGTAAGTGGTGCATCTCGTTCTACAAAGGTTACATCGGGTAGGTCTAGGCATTGGTCTTTTTCAAATCTAATCGCAGGTTGCAATACTCTATGTACTACTTCTTGTGCGTTAGGTTTTGGAACCCATCTAAACGTACCTACTTTGTACATCACTTGGTCACGGAATGAACCATAGAACTTAGGAGTATTGTCGGGGTTGATTATCTTAGCTAGACCATAGGCATCTACTGGAGATTGTGAGGCAGGTGTACCTGTAAGCATCCATACACCCTTTACCTTAGACACTACTTCCTTCAATGTTTTCCATCGGGTAGTCTGCGAATTCTTGTAGGCACTTGCTTCATCTATAACTATAAGGTCAAACTTGCCGTTTATAATATCTTGCTTAACTATCTCTACGCCATCAAAGTTAATGATTACGTACTCAGCACCTTGACCGATTATTTTCTTGCGTTGTTTAGCATCACCATAGGCTACATCACAAGTGCGATGCATTGCGAACTTAAACAAATCCGCTTGCCATGCTGACTTCATAATAGATAGTGGACAAATAACTAGCACACGCCGAAGCACACCTAAGTTCATTAGGTAGTCGGTTGCCCATATTACGCTAGCTGTTTTCCCTGTACCTTGTTCGTTAAAACAAAATGCTTTGCGGTTAAGGGTTAGGAACTCTGATGTTTGCTTCTGATGAGCAAAGGGTTTGAATTTTCCCGGCCAATTATAGTCTGTAATTATGCTATTTTTTGGGGGCGTTTTTCTTAACTGTGTGGTCGGAGTTTCTGCTGAACGAACGATTGTTACTGGCAGAGGTAACTCTGAGGTTTTTTGTACTACTCGTGCCGCCTTTGCTAAGCGGTTTAATATGGTCGACATCTTGTCCATCTCCTTTAGATACTTTCCCTGCTTGCATTAGCTCTGCACGGGCACTATTACGCTTGCCCCTATTTTTTATTTGCTTAGGAGTACTTTCGTACTCTGTTGCTTTATCATACTTGCGGTCTGCTTTGTTTTTATATGGCATGGTATTTACTCCTGTTAGAAGTTTCTATTATACCTATGGTTTATTGCTCATGTATGTGCATTTTGGCACTTAATATAACTGCTGACTTAAATAGCTCAAAAAATTCTAACATATCACTTCGTTCTATAGACCCTTGAACTGTAATAAATAATCTAGAAACATCCTGTATACGCATAGTAGTTACTTCACCAGAATTAACTGTACCTTCTACCCATACATCTAACGGATTTCCACCTGTATTTTCTACGGATATTTCAGTCATAGATTGATTACTATTATCTTTACCAAAAGTAACTCCTTTCCATTCATGAAATGGATTACCAATATCTGATAGGGTAACTTGTACTTTTTCAATCATCTTGTTTTCCTCTCTTTCCAATGTTGACAAGTCTTAACTGGGCAGTATGCACATAGCGCACTTGAACTTGCATTCCATGTACCATTAACCATAGCCATATCTAATCGCTCTAGGTCATAGGTAAACGGGGTCATATACTTATCTACTTCTTCAATCTTATGATGCTTACGTACAAACTCATTACTCACTACGAATATTAGAGCAGACTTAATGCGCTGAACTGCGGGGTAATGTGCAAACACAGCAGTAGCTAGTATGTCTAATTGCTTAGTATCCGCATACTTCGCATTCTTGCTTGTCTTGTAATCTACTAGGTAAGCTTCTTCACCATTAACAATAAGTAAATCGGCAATACCACGCCACCATACATCATCATCTTTAAATCCACAGGCAGATTTATCTACACGTAGTCCTAATTCAATTTCACAATACGCGGTCCCCGGAATGTTCTTTAACGCTTCTAGCGTAGGCGTAATGTATTTATACTTCTCCGGGATAGGTGTTCCATCACGTATAAAGTCCTCAGCAACTTTGTGTACTTCCTTACCATATATCGTAGCGGTGCTATCCCCATCTTGAAAGTCCTTAGCAACCCTAGTGTGGTAGTACTTCTTAGGGCACTGTTGAAAAGTTTTAAGGCTGCTATAAGACCACTTAATCATCTGAATTCCTTACGTTTATGAATTGATGCAATACCCTCGTACTCATCTACTTTCCGTGCTTCAAGCATTGCATCAGCTAACTCATACGCACTTTCAACTACATAGCTATCGCTCCACTCTTTATCATTTGTTCTTATAATCATACCCACTAGGGCTAACCCTGCAAATATATCTCGGGGTGTAAAGTCATCATCGTTCATTTGTTACCTCCAACTCATCAATATCAATCTCTGTTTCTTTATCACTAGGAAGCCTAACCATTACGCTAGTAGGGAAATGTCCTGCAGTTAGAATCTCAACTACACATTCGCCTTTCTTCCACCACACCCATTGTGGCATTGTGCGTTTAACTTTCATTTTGGTTTTCCTTTAAAAATCTATACATTACAGATGCTATCCTAACAACCTCTATACTTGTGGGTATTACGGAGGGTTGTAACCCCAGTGCTAATTTAATCGCTTGTCCTAAAGCTACTATTTTTAGTTGCTCATCAGACATTTTTTGTTTTTCTAACTCTGTATTGTATGCTTGAATAGCATCTACATTATGCATAGTTATTGGGGGTGTCATCATCTATTCCTCCCATACATTTCTTTATCCTGTTTCATAGCATCCATACCTCGCAATAGTAATACTTCAAAGCCTAACTGCATAAGGTATTGTTTGCCTTCTTCATCTATATCTAGTTCGCATAGCCCACTACCATCGGGTTGGTCTATTACTTCACCTATTAATTCTATTTTCATTTGCTTATCTCCTTTGGTTAGCCACCTTACTTGCTTATCTAACTGTTTGATACGTTCGTACAATGTTTTCTTTTCGTCCATTTGTCTTCCCTTTCGGTCATATATTACATTTTATCGGTTAATTATCGGTTAATTATTACCGCTCGGTATGTATATACAATGTATATACTTTTTATCTATACTTCCGCATTTTCGCCATATCTTCATAC